AGTGTGCTAGATGTATCGGCTTCCGCATGGCAGCGAAAACAGAGGCTTGCAATGCGAAAATCGGATGCCTTAAGTCCACGACCTTTGCCATCTCGTAACTGGTTGGAATGTGCAGCCACGACAGTTCCATCTTCTATCCCACAATGTTGACATGGTAAGAGTCTAGCAAGTTCTAGGAGTTTTTTGTTTCTATACATTTTCTTAGGTATTCGTTTTCTTCTCTTGTTTTCTTTAGCAACTGAGATAAATGGTGTGCTGTCTTTAGCATCTCTTTATACCTATTTAGGTATAAATTGTAGTTTGTAGAGTCCACTATTTTGTACCAATCTTTATAGAAATGTAAACTATGAGAAACACTATTAATGCCCAGATGTAAACAAAGTCGTTATCGAGCATGATTATCTACAGATCGGTTAGTAGCCTCTAGACTGCGCCATATCTCAACTTTGAGTTGTGCAGCAGTCAGCATCCATTTGATCTTTTCCTCGCACTCTACAGCCTCTTTTAATCCATCTAGGAGATCTATATACTCAGGATCAGCATAGGCATCTACTTCTGCTGCTGCGACAGACTTAGCAGATGACTTAGACATAAGGATACTGCGCTTAGACTTTAGGAAGTTTTCTAAGTAGATTCTGTTTGCCTTGGCTCTAGCAAAGTCTCCCGAATACTTCATTATGTACTCTACTGCTTTTGTTGGTTCTATATCCATGTATCTCCCCTATTCCCTTTTAACCATTGATCTTGGAAGTCTAGTAGCAAATCTTTATCAAGATTGTGTTCTGATAAATATTTCCTAAACTTTTGCAAGCCCCACTCCTGTCTCCACTTGCACAACTGCCGAACTCCGCATTGTCTCATATGAGTTAATTCGTTCACCTATCCACCTCATTACTGGTACAGCCATTGAATTACCTAATGCCTTATATCTTGCTCCATCAGGGCATTTTTCTTTGATGTTTGTATAGTTATCAGGAAAGCCCTGTAATCTCTCGCACTCAACTGGGGTCAGTCTGCGGACAGCCATACTGTTTGCCATAGATACTTGGTTATCGCCCATTTCTGCTCTCAATGTAGGAGATATTTCTTTAGTAAAACGATTGGGATTGCCTTCTCTTTTTGTAATACCAGGCTCAAAACCATAAGCAACATTCTGTACAAATGGTACATTTCCCCCGCCAGTTCCCCAGCTACTAGTTACAGTTTGACAAACATCACCCATTTCTTTAACTCTGCTATCGCCTGGGTGGTTTTCATACGCAACCAATTTCATCATTGTTGGATTACAGTCATCAGAACTTATGCCTTTGTAATCTCTTGCTGTAAGAGGTCCGGTATGCTCTGTGCAAATCATATTAAATCCGTCTGCTCTTGAGTAGTCGTTACAGGTTGTTTGGAGACAGTTAGCAATGCTTGGTATAGCATAGGAGGTAACTGTTTCCCCCTTTTTTCTGCCCTTCTTAGTATCCCTTCGCAAGCTCTCGGACTCAAATAATACTTCTGCGGTAGGTCTCCAGTTTCCAAGACATCCGACAACAAACACTCGTCTGCGTCTTTGTGCGACTCCAAAGTATTGAGCGTCAAGCACCCTGTAGCTCCACCCATACCCGAGTTCGCCCAACGCACCGAGGAAGCTGCCAAAGTCTCGCCCCCCCCCGCTACTAAGGACACCTGGCACATTTTCCCAAATGAACCACTTGGGTCTAAAGTGGTCAAGAATTCCAACATAGGTGAGAGCAAGATTGCCTCTTGGATCTTCAAATCCTTTCCTAAGTCCTGCAACAGAGAATGATTGGCAGGGAGTTCCTCCGACCAAAAGTCCGATTGGGTCATTTATTTGCCACTCCTTATATTTTGTCATATCGCCAAAGTTAGTTACTTGCGGATAATGGTGTGCAAGAACCTGGCTTGGAAATTTTTCTATTTCAGAAAAGCCTACAGGCTTCCACCCCATATGATGCCAAGCTACTGTAGCTGCCTCTATACCAGAACAGACTGATAAGTAGTTCACATCTGCCCCTCTAGCTCTAGGATTCTACGATGTAGTCTTTGCCTGTACTGATCCATAGACTCGCCAGGATAAGGCTGACATCCTACTTCTCTGCCTTTAGCAAGAGTTCCCTGATCTGACCTATGCCATGCTAATACTTCTTTTTTATTTTCCTCAATAACAAGCTCATCCTCAAACCTGTGATTGTTCAGCCAGGTACTTGCATGGGCTATGTAATCCCAATCAGTTCCTTTTGCTGTCCAGTATTTTCGATGCTCTACTATTGCTTCTAGTGCCTTTTGTTGGTTTTCCTGACTTAGTTTTTCCCACGATCTTTGCGCTGTTAGCTTTCCGACCTTCTTTGGGTATTGCGCCCAAAACAAGTTGAACTCCATCTTTTTTCCCTTTCATATTTTCTATTGCTTTTACCAACATACTTTCTAAACCATGCTGCAACAACAACTTATGACCTTCCTTATCAAACACTACCTCTACATTCGCAGAGCCATCTATGTTTTCGCTAATTATCTTGACTTGTATCTTCATCCATCCACACCTTTATGTTTTTGTTAAAGTCTGCTTTCATAAGAACTGGCTTATTTAAGCAATCTAACATACGAAATAAATTCTGCTTTACTTCTTCTAAGTCCTCTCCCATCACACCAACACCTCTGGCTGTGTACAGATAAGGCTCATGGTTCTTATCGTAAAAGACCTCGCAAACCTCGACCCAAGGATCTCCATCGTTCTCGTCTGAAAAGTCTACCACTCTATGATTCCAATGCATTATTTACTTGCCAAGATGTAAAGACCAACATTACTAAACGCATACCCTGTATATACAACTGCCATCGGCACATTCCCTTTTAGGGCTTGTTCGCACCCAATATAGGCATAGATCAAGCCGGTAACAATAATAAGCCAAGCACTCACTTTTTCTTTCTTAACTCTATGTGCTTTTGTAGAATATACCAAAACTTAGATTTGATAATCATTTTTTCCCCTTTGTAACTTTAATAATCTTATACGAGTTCTACAAATAAGTCCTAAGTATTTTCCCTAATAAAGTGAAAGCACCCACAGGCATAAGGTAGGTCTAACTCTTGTATAAGACTGACACTTGGCTTTTCTCCGTTGTTTGGAATAAGGTAAAACTCTTGGCATTTGAACTCTGGAAACAGAGATGCGATATAAACAGGGCTATAGATCCTATGCGCGTTAAATTCCACACAGGGAATACCTACCGGCACAACAAAGAATAAATGCTTTCCTGCGCTTTTCTTGAGGTTTTGAATGGCTTTTAGATCGCCTGTATTGTCTAGGTTATCTCCGTATCTACCAAGACCAATATGTTCTACAACATGGCAACAAGAAAGAGACTCTACAGGGTCTAGGTTTTCTACGCTAATGTCTATTCTGCCTACTAACAAATTTGGTACTTGTAGGTTTGGTTTGCGATAGTCAAAGAACTTTGTTGGAATGGTGGCTGCTAAGGTAGTGCAAAGGTGTAGAGATGAGCTAATGTCGTAATGGATCTTGGGGTTTATTTCGTTTATCTTTCTAACTGCCCAGGCAACATGGTAAACATAGTGTTCATCAAACCCATGTCCGTTATCATCTCCCAGACAGGGAAAAGCATTACAAGCAAAACGATCCTCTTTCTCTAAGAATTGTAGAGCCTGTTCTTTGTATGTTTGTTCATCCATAATGATCCATATTTAATACATTAACTACCTTTAGGTAATGTTTATATAACAATATACAACTTGTATATAAATGTTAGTTTTCTATACATTTTGTTGCAACATATATATTTTGTATGTATTTTGACAATACTCTACTAAAGGGTGATAGGCATTTATTCTGCCACCCTGACCCATCTGTTACCAGACTAGTCCTTCCTAAGATAATGTTCTACTCAATTGCAGATTAGCTCACCCTATTATCTACAATTTTGTGCAGTACCCATTTAAGTCTGCGAGGCTTGCCATCGGGTAATGAGCCTATCTTTTCTTCCACGCTGCCGATATAAGCACTATGTTTCGCCTGGAGTGCGAACGCAGAAAACAAAAAACCCTTAAAGGGTGTTCTGAGTTCGAACCCTTTAGAAAAATGTGCTTGCATAAACACTTTACTAAAGCCTCAAAACACCCATTAAGGGCATCTTCCACAGGGTTCGAATCTGCGATAAATAAATTATAAACGAAAAAATTGCTAAATTGCTAAGTCTAAGTGTGGTTTTTTTTACCAGAGTACCCTAGTTCAACCATAGTTAAACCATGGTTAGAACTCAAACTCTTTGTAGTCGTACCTCCCATTAGGTTTCTTAAACCAGCCAATTACTATAATTTTCCACTTAGACCTAATAAGCTCAGGGAGATATTCGCTTTCTTGGATCTTCTTTATTCTGGATGACATATTGCTTTTGGATGTCATTTGTATGCCTAAAGACTCTCCGTTTCCAATAGCCACCATGTCTAGTATGCCAAACATATCTTTTTTTCGTTTTGTAAAAGAGTTGTAGGATTCGACCACTTCGCATTTATACCCCTGAGACTCGTATAGAGCCTTTGTACGCTGATTGTAGTTAGGCAAGGTCTTCTTCTGTTATCTTGCCAAACGAGGCTTCTATGATGGCTTCATGGTGTTTCTTGGGGATAGAGTTCCGCATAGACCAGGCATAGACAGTTACATACTTCATCCCAAGGTGATGCGCGATGTCCTTATATGTGCCAAAGACCTCTAATAATTTATCAAAGTGTTGTTTTTTTGCAACAGTATTCATGTTATCTCCTTTTGTAGAACATTGATTCTACACCCAAAATAGGTAAATGTAGATATTAGGGTATATCCCTAGTAAATATTCTACATTTATTCTACATTTATGATATTCTACATATAGGCGATGTTTGCTTATTTCTTTGAAAGGGAAATCAAATGTACGAAAAAGCTAAAGCAGAATTTGATAGGTTACCTCATGTAAATAGCGATGACCTTGATGGCACTATTGACCATCTAGTGTTTCGCGCACAACATGAATTAGACCTTGAGGATGAAGGCGAAAACGAATACATTGACTATGTATTGCCAAAATCTGATTATGTAAAACTTACCAAGTTTGTTAAAAAATGGAAAGGTAAATAATGAAAGACTTTAAAGGCGAATGGAAAGATATATTTTGGGGTGCTGTGGCAGCTATCCTTATGCTTGCACCAGCG